GGTCATACCATCGGAGGGAAATAATTCCTTTTTTACCAGCGGTCGCGGTCCCATAATTGCCAGCGGTCGCGGTCCCATAATCGCCAGCGGTCGCGGTCCCATAATCGCCAGCGGTCGCGGTCCCATCATTGCCAGCGGTCGCGGTCCCATGATTGCCAGCGGTCGCGGTCCCATAATTGCCAGCGGTCGCGGTCCCATAATTGCCAGCGGTCGCGGTCCCATTCCAGCCAGCGGTCGCGGTCCCATTCCAGCCAGCGGTCGCGGTCCCTTTCCAGCCAGCGGTCGCGGTCCCATTCCAGCCAGCGGTCGCGGTCCCTTTGTCTCCGACCAAAACCAAATCCCAGGGAAGCGCGCCAGTAAAGCCCACCTCTCGAAACTTTTTCAGTGCGCCGGGTCGATCGCCAGCGTAGATCACCTCACCACGGCGAAACCGGACTTTGTCTTTGCTTGGTACAAAGCCCGCTGATTTGTCCACTTTGACCACCATCCATTTAGCGGTTTCCATATCCCGGTATATGGAGCAAAACTTCAAATCACCCTGGCCGTACTCCAGGCCATGGAGCCCACCGCCGCATGACCTTACCGGGTCCGGATCCCAGTCAGGCGCCTCGACTGGCCCGGACTCTGGCCAGACAAAGAACGGAGGCTGGATAAAGCCGTTTCCGGATGTCATGTCCTCGTTGCAAGTTCTCAGCACATAGGTGAAATTGCTGTCCATGGGTCGTCCTTTTTCAACTTTTCGAATCGGTAAAATCGCTTATTGAGAGTCAAAAATTTTTTAAGCCGCCTTCTTCGCGCGAATTTCTTCGCGGTCTATGGGAATTTCCCTGGGGGCCTCGATGCCCACCCGGACTTTTCCCCGGTCGATTTCCACGATGGTGATCCTGATCTGATCACCGACCAGGATTACTTCGCCCACCTTCCTTGAGAGCACTAGCATTGGGATTCCTTTCGTGATTTGGAATTTAATCAAATCCAACTTTGGGTAAATGGGCCGATTTTCTCGGCAAATTCCTGGAGGAATTTTCGGGCTGTTTTCATTTCTTCCCTGGCCTTCAGCCGCTTGTCGGTCTCTTCCTCGATCACAGCCTTTGCTGAAGTTAATCGTGATTCCAAGCTGGCCGCTTTTTCATTAGCTTTGGCCAAGTTCTCCTGAAGATCCTTTATGGTCGCCGCGTCCAGGTTCCTTTCCAGTTCGAATTGGTCCTTGGTTTCAACCAGCTCGGCTTGCTTGTTGCCGTACTCATTGCGCCAGTAATCCGCATCGGCCTTGGCATTGGCCAGCCTGCTTTCCAGGTCTGCCCGGTCGCGCCGATAAACCAGAGCCCGCGTAATCCATCCCATTTCAAACACCTCCAGAAACATCGGGGGAAGAAAAACTCAGGATTCTAACCCCGATTGGCTTTTGGCCGACCAGGGCGCTTGGTGATCGCTGTCGAAAACTTGGCTTTGGCCTTGGTTGTGATGGTCAGGTCTCGCGCCATGGCCTCGATCTTCGCGTCCCGTTCAGCCAAGTGACCATCCAGCCTTTCAATCTCACCGTTGAGGTCATACACCAGCCGGTAAAAAGGATAGGCCAGGACATTGCAGGTCTCGCAAAAGGAGCACAGGAGACCAAAGCAAGCATCCAGATTCAGCTTCCCGTCCTTGCCGGTGTAGGGATACTCCTTAAGCTTCTGGGCAAAGTGCTCCCAGCTTGGCAGCTCCCGCGCCTTGCGCATCAACTCCACCCGCCGGGAGCTCAGTTCCTCGCGGGCGTCATATCTGGCTTCGCCAACGCAGTCCCCCGGCGTGAGCTGCATGGGGTTTTCATCAATCCACTTGTCCTTCATCCGTCCCATCGTTCTGCCCTTTCAAAAACATGGCAAAAAAAACTAGACTTTCGACTTCCTTTTGGTGCTGTTCATGACTTGCTTAATCGCTTCGTCAATTTGCTGTTTGCGGTTTTCCTTGACCACGGTTTCCTTGGCCGGCCTGGTCACCCGGATATGGATCCGGAAGAAGTGGACGGCGATTTCCTTGGTGGTTTTGAACTCGCCCAGGCGGACTGCTGGCAGTTGGCCGGAGTGGACAAGCCTCCATATTTTTTGACGGTCAACATGAGGCAGAGCCTGGGTTGCCGGGATCAACTGATCCGAACCTTCCAAGGCCAGCTCTTCCAACTTGGTGACCGCTTGCTCGTAGGTCATGACTCACGCCCCCAACTTAATTAACCGGCCAGGAATTCGATAAAGACCAGATGGGCCGACAACATTCCTTAAAAACTGAAGCTCTTGGCCAATGTCCTCTCCTGATTGCCAGGCCTTTATAAGCTTGCTTCTCCACTTGGTCCCATTTCTTGCTGCGTAAGAAAACAAGGCCTCGCGCGTTTCCTTGGAAACAGGGCACCATTGTCCATCGGGTCGGCTGCCACACCAGAGGCATTGGCACTGTCCAAAGCTGGATTTAAAGCGATGGCTGTAATTACTGTCGCCCGCCTGTTCGTAGGTCATGATTTTTCGCCTTTGCCTTTCAGAGTCTTGGAGATGATCGCATTGAGTTTGCGGATTTGACCGGCAGGTCTTTGGGTCTGTCCGCACAAAAGTGGAAGTTTTACTCCTGAGGCGGCCAACTTTCTTGCATGATGGTATGCGTCCATCGGGCGTAGGTTTAACCGGCTTGCGACTTTTTGGACTGTCCAGCCTTCAAGGCTTCCGTTTGTCCAAACAGCCACAAAGGTTTCATCAGATGGCTTTACTTCTGGATCAATCACGGCTCTCATCTCAGCTCCTTGCCTCACTTGTGTGCGGCGATGGGTACATTTAAAACCTGTTGCAACACTTGCACAAGCCCAAATTCGAAAAAAATTGAAAGTTTTCTAAATTACTTGTGGACACACTTGGGGACAAGTGCCGACAAGCTCGAACAAATGGGGCCAGCCATGGCAAAGAAGAAAATCGAAAAGCCAAGAAGAACCGCTCCTCATCGGGTAGTGCTAACCCTGACAGATGAAGAGAAGAAGGCTTTTGATCTTTTGGTTCAGAAGGAGAGGCGGGACAAAACAGCTATTTTGAAATACGCTTTATATCAATACTGCCAAGAACAAGGTATCGATTTCCCACCAGACGGAAAATATATTGTTTAGTTTATTGGAACAAGTGGCCAACAAAGAAAAATACTGTCAAACAATGTCTGTGGATTTTTAACAAATCCGCGAAAAATATTCAGCCAGTTTATCATCTTGACCACGGTGGGGCCCCCGGGTTTGTTCAGGTATCTGTTCACTATCTATGAGTGAAACCCGGAAGCCAATGGAAGATTTCAGGGATTAGGAAATTTTTTCAATTTTGAGCGTAGCCTTCTTAGCTTTTTCCAGTTGTGATTTGGCGTAAACTCTTCTGGTTATATCGCTTCCACCATGGCCAAGCAGGGCGCTGGCGTGCTCGATTCCCAGGATATCATCGACCCTTTGCGCGGCCAGTTTCCGCAGCTGGCGCGGGTTCCAAACCGGGATCTCATGTTTTTCGCAAACTCGGCGAATCGCGTAAGGATAACTCAATCGGTTGTATTTCTTAGGTGGGCCTTTTGCCTCTCCTCTTGTGGCCAGAGCGGGATCGAAAATCGGGGCGTCAGGATCCAATTTGGGAAAACGCATCAGGACCGCTTGGGCTTCTGGTCCAAGGGGAATGGTTCGGACCTTACCCAGGCGGGCCGTCTTGTGTTCTTTGGGAGAATAGATCCACATGGATTTATCGGACCGATCAATAGCGCCCCAGGTCATGGCGCGGACTTCACCAGGCCGAGCTCCGGTCATTAATTGAATCTTGACCATGGAGCGAATTGGCTCAAAGAGATGGGGCAAGGTTTTCTTAACCGTATCCAGCGTAACCATATTGACCCCAGGCGCCTCACGAACCCCTTTCGTGCCTGTTGAAATACCAGGTACCGTTTTGATCGAAACCAAAACAGTTGGCGGGATTTTGTCAAACGAGACGGCCCATCGAAAAATCCGAAGAATCCAACCCATTTGGGAATTGATGTACCCGCGGCTCAACTTTTGTTCGATGTAATACTCTTGGACTTTCCTCAATTTTCCTGCCGTGAAAGTGTTGGCATCCGCCGTTCCAAAAAGCAAACAAAGTTTTTGGGACGCCAGGCCTACGGCGGCATAGCTGGCCGGATGCAATTTTTCTTTTATCGCATTTAGGTATTCCGCGCACATTTCCCCGATGGAGTATTCGGCTGGTCGGACTTCTTCAGTCTTTCCCATATGCCACAATTGACCAACTACGGAATGGTATTTCAGCTTAACTTCTTTGGGGATCGGTGCCGTTTTATCCTCCCACCGGCCCAGATAGTACCTTTTTTTCTGGTAAGTAATGTAAGCCCTTTTTGATGCCGGGTGCCAAGAGATTTTGGGCTGGTCCATAGGGGTAAGAACTCCTTCCAAGTGTCAGTTGACACTTGGCGGCTATACGAAATTAATAGAATTAGAAAGTATTTAAACCTTGCGAATGAGCTTATTTTCCCAGGGTACCAATGGTTTTTGAGGAATACCATCCCTTTCTGCCAACATCATACTGAAACTTTTTGGATTCTTTGGCTCACTGAAAGTCGTAAAGTATTTGTTTACAAAGCCTTATCAACATCATGAAAGTCTTTGAATAATTTACAAAATTCTTTGACTTTGTCGATATTGGGTGTCAAAGTGTCAACGAAAAAGCCGACCCTCTTTCGAAGGCCGGCTCCCTTCCGTCGTTGCCCATAACGGACGGTTGGCTTTGGTTAAAACCCAAACTTCTTCTTTTCCTTGTCCAGGGCTTTCTTTTTTGCGTCCAGTTCGGTTTTTAAAGATTTGTATTTAGAGTAAGCCTCCTGACTGGACTTTTTCCAAGAGGCTTCTTCTTCGACGGTTTCCGCTTTCAATGCCTTGGCCCCTGTTTCCTTGTAACGCTTTTCCAGTGTGGCAAGTTCCTGGAGCTGTTCCTCATAATTTTCCAGAGATTTTTTGTATTCTTTTCGTCGATCTTCTTCCTCTTTGCGTTTCTCGATCTCAGGATCAGGTGCCAGAGCTGGCTTTACCTGGGCTTTCTTTATTGGCTCAGGCTGGTTTTGTTTTGGCTCGATTAGGGGCTTGGCTTGATTCCCAATAGGCTCATCGGGAAGTAATGGCTTTTCTTTTTTGTCTTCTTCGGCGTTTTTCTTTTCTTCTTCTTCCTTGATTTGTCTTTCTTTTACCAGCTCGTCCGCTCTTTTATCAACTCTTTTTTTTGCTTCTACCAAAGCATTCATTGTGCTATTGCAAACCAATCCCCCGCCGACAAAACACCCGCCACAAACCAGAGTAAACCCGAGAAACAAAACGCCGATAACATAAAGGAAAATTCGCATGATGGGCACCTCTCATTTCCTGGGATGTATTGTAGAATGTTTCGAATTGATTTGTAATAGGCAGCCTAACCCATGCCCCCTTCCCTCCCTCGCGTTGCCCCTGCTTTGGCCCTGGTGGTTTTGATTGGGCTGGTTGTCCTGGTCAAGTGGTGTTTGCGTGGGCCTGGGCCGCTGGAGTTTCGGGATGTGGTTGATCCTCCGGAGCCGGAGCCAGATTAGGTTTCAGCCAGGTCCAATGGAAAAAGCCTCCGGCGTCTTGCCAGAGGCTTTCCCTTCTTCCGACCTGCAACGAACGGAAGATTACTTGTACCACTCATCAATCGGAATCATGTCCACGGTTTTACCCTTGAGGTCATGATGGCAATCTCCAAGGAATTGGATCTTGCCATCGGTAACGAACAAATGACAACGGTTTGGTTCGCTGTTTGGGCTCACCAGGAGCGATGGCGTAAAGGTGGGTTTGGTGGTTGACCCGTTCCAGGTCCATCTTGGGACCTCATATGGGTGACCGTAACCACAGCCAGGACAATGGAAAACCCAAAGTTCCTGGCCGTTTTCCTTTTTGCCAAAGCTCTTGATGACATCCATGGGTTATTGACCTGGGTTGGGCGGTTGGAATTTGCCAGCCAGCTTGGCGCGGAATTCTTCTGTGCGTTTGGCGGCGGCGGCGTCTTCGTCCCGCTTTTTGCTTTCGCGGAAGATCTTGAGGACTTCCTGTTCCTCAGGGTCATTGGTAATGGGCGCGACGAATTGACCGACCTGGGCACCGTATCGGCCACGGGCCCACCAGCCGGCCCAGGCGAGGAACGCCCAGAAGATCAGATGGATTAAAGACAAGTTCACGGATCACCTCTTCTTTCGAAGTTCGAGTAATTTGGAAGGTAACCAAATCAGCAAAAAATAAATTCCAACCGCAGCAGGCAACATAAACAAGGACCACGCCAAAAGGATTCCGACCAGAAATCCAGTTACCGGCCCACCGGTTAGGGCCACTATCGCTTCGCCAAACGCCGCTCCAACCTGAGTGGAAAATCTCCACCATGGTTCGGTCAGCGGCCCATAGATAAGGTTGACAAACATTACGCCCCCCTTGTCGGTTGACCTGGTGGGCCTGGCTTCTTCCTCAGGGCCAGGATCCCCACCACGATGGCGCCGATCACGAGAAGGACAAACTCAATCGGAATCTGAAGGTTGGACCAGCCCGCGCCAAACATCCAGGTAAACGGATTGACGCCAAACCAGGTCGAGTTCCATTTGAAGGTCCAGGGGTCGCGCTTGCGCCTGAGTCCGTCAAAGAGCCCTTCGGGATCTTCGCCCTGGTAGAGGATCTTCCCTTCAGAGTCGGTCAGGTAGATCGTCGGTTTGTCTGGACTCGTGGCTTTGTAGCCCTTGCCACGGAGTTGCCAGGCGTCCGGTTTGTAGTCGGCGGCCAGGACACCTTTGCCCAGTTCGGCCCAACGGGAATCGGCCTGGATGGTGGCCAGGAGTTTATCCGCGCCCTTGCCTACGACGGTCAGACGCGCGGACTGGTGATCGTCGGTAAGCTGATCCGGGTCCACTTTGGATTGGGCCGTCTGGCCGTCCATGGCCCCCAGGACAGCCAGGGCCTTGGCTTTGTCGATCGGTGTCCCAGAGTAGGAAAAATACTCTCCTTCCGTGGGACACTTGGACCGGTCTAGTCCGTAGTTGATTTCTCCCGGACTGGGGACCGTTGACTCCTTGGGTCGCTCCGGAGGGCCGACAAAATCGGGGGGAGGATCCTGGGGATCATCGACCGGGCAAGTGGCATGAACCCAACCGCGCGCGGTCAGGGTCAGATACTCTTTTTCCGCGATCTTCCAAACACCGATTTGTTTTCCATCCTGCCAAAGGCTTTTTTGGTTGGGGTCGTTGGTCGTTCCCCAGGTAAAATCACCGATCGCCAAAAGTACAGCTAACAAAAGAAACATTGGACTTTCCTCCTTACTCGGCAACTACGGGAGGTGGAGGAGGATCGAGCCAAACAATGACCCAACCCAAATTCCTACCATCCGCCCATCGGTTTAAAAATTCGTTCTCTGGTAACCAGATGCGTTTAGTCGCATCGTAGTTGTTGTCGTAGATACCAACCCATCCATCTCGGTAATGAACCGGGTTGACAACATGAGCAATTGGTCCGCGATATTGAACCCCATCATGTCCGCTGTAACTGACCGCTGGCATACGGCCAGACTTTAAAGCGATTTCCAAAATCGATGCGTCCCGGCCAAGATAAAAAATATAATTGGGAACATTGATTTTTTTCTCTTTGCAATACTGCTTTACCTGAGCATCAAACTTTTCCGGATAGCATCCGCCTGGCCGCTTGGCCGCCCAGTCACGGATCCCTTTCAATTCCTCCAGGCCTGACCAGTCGGCGGCACGCTCCGCCGAAGTCATAACGCACATGCCCGCGCCATCGACCCGGGATCCGATATTCCTCATATCGCGCTCAAGAGGAAAATCGATCTGGATTTTGGAGCCATCGGGAGGATGCGTATCGCCAAGATGAATCCTGGCCCCAGGGGCATCCGTTTGCAGATCGTCCAGCTCTCCTTTGAGGATGGGGAAGATCCGCTTGCGCGCGGGCTTTTCTGCTTCGGGCTTGGCTGGCTGGGGTGCCACAACGGGAGTCCGTTCGGCCCAGCAACCCAGGACGATCAAAAGCGAAATCGCCCCAAGCCATTTGCCGATATCCACCAGGATGACCAATTGTTTCTGCATGTTGCGACCTCGCGAAAACTGATAGAGAAAACCAAGAAGAAGAGGAACCCAGGTGAACATCAGATGACGCCAGCCGCGATGGCTTCGGCCTCAATCACTTGCATCAATAAATGAACCGCATCTTCGAGGCCGGGATATTTGGCCAGTCGTTCTGGCGTGAGGAAGTCTTGTTCGTCGTAAAGCCGCTTTGGACCTGGGGCCAACTCGAACGAATTGCCGTTCCATCGGCCCATGGAAATCTGATCATTGACCCGGAGTTTGATTCGAAGGAAGCCTCCCTTGTCATCAAAGACAGGAGGTTGGTCAAACTGCGGCACAATCGCAATAGCATCGTGGCGCGGGTTGGGGTAATCGACCTCCGCCGTTGCCGGAACGATAAATGGTTTCGTCGATGTAACCGTTGGAAGAGCCTCGATCCCAAGAATACCTTTTGCCATGATTCAATCCTTATGTCAAAATTCCAAGGTTCCGCAATGCCTTAACCACCTGGGCCAGCGTGTAGCCGTCATAGGTGTCATCCTGTTTTCCAGCGGTACCAGATCCGTTTACAATCGTCGCAGAGCTTCCACCCGTCGCTGGCTGGACAACAGGAGTTACCCCGAAAAAAGCAACCTTATCGGTGGACGCGCTGCCCAAATTAAGACCCGCTGGACTTGCACCCGTTCCCGCCCCTTCGACTTTTAAGGTGGCCAGTCCGCCAGTTGTAACTGTGGTAGTCAATCGTCGGTAATTGCTGGAATCGGTATAGGTTCCGTAAATCCGTGCGGTTTGCGCGTTGGTTCCGCGCCGCTGGGCCAAGGTATCAGCCGCGTCACGAAACAAACTTAAATCCTGGGAACCAGTTCCTGCACTGGTTGACGACCAGCCAATAGACAATCCAGATCCGACATTAAAAGCGGAAGAGGTTAAAGTACCATAAAACAAACCAGATACGCATAATCTCAATGTAGCGGTAAGGCTATTATCTATTCCTACCACTCCAGTAACATCATAAATGCCAATACCATAAGCTACGCCGGCCTTATCAACCTTAAATTTCGAAGATCCGCCAATTTGCAAATCCATCAATAATGAATCGCTTGCGCTGGCGGTATTAGTGACATTTAAAAACAGTCCGGTAAAAGTGACCCCGGAAGCGTTCCAGGTTTGCGTAGCATTAATAACCGGCTGGCTGGTGGTAATGGTTCCCGTTGCCAAGGTGATCGATGGGGCTTTCATCGGGCCTTCAAGGCCAAGGGACCAAGCATTCGTAAAGGTCACATTCGACCCAGCAACCGGGGATTTGATGAAGGTATTAAAGTAATCGGTGTAGGTAACCGCAGAGCTTGCCGCTATCGTTGATCCACCCCATCTATTCGTGTAAGCAGTTGCCACCGTTCCGGAGCTGGTTGTATCCGTGATGGTGGTCGAAATCCCCTTAATCCGGATACCATTCGTGGTCCATGCCGCAGACGAGATATTGCCGTCAATGGTCAGAGAGTTAACAGTCAACGCCGTGGTGTTGCCAATCACCGCTTGATAATCGGTACCAGCCGCTGCCGCGCTGATCGCGGTCCCATTGCCCTTCAGCAATCCTGTGATGGAAGTCGAAAGGGTGATGGCTGGGGTGGAAGTGGAAGTCGCCACCGACCCAGCGAAACCGTTCGCCGAGACGATGGAAACCGAAGTGACGGAACCCGACCCGGATGCGCCGCCTTTTATGTCCATTTTTCTTGCACCTTAGGAAGGATTCTGGTCAGTGTCCCAAATCAGGTTTTGTGTACCCGTTGAGGAAATCACATAAAGGTTTTTCGCGTCAGCCGCGAACGAAGGATGAATCGTCACCGATTGTCCAGGAGCCAGGAATAAACCGGCAGTCGTGGCGCCGCTGGAAGTCACACCGCTGGAATTTCCAAAATGGACATTCCCGGTATTGGTGGACGGAGCGATCAGGGTGATCCCGCGACGGTTGGGATAATTGCCAGTCAAACCAGAGGTCGCGGCATACAAAGTCTGGGCGCTGGTCGTGACCGACGCGAGCATGAGAAATCCTCCTGGGATCGCTAAAACATTTCGAGATTACGCGTAAGAAACGATGTCGGTGGCTGTGGTGCCCGTGGCCCAGATTCGCTTGGCCCGGATGTCGTGGAAGCCAACGGGAAGGTTTTTGGTGAGAACGTAGGAACCATCAGCGACATCGAGCGGGGTCCAGCGGACATGACCCGTCACGCCGACCCAGATCCTGGTAGAGACGTAGGTCAGATCGACGGTATCCGAAGGGGTGACGTTTTCCGCAAAGGTAGAAGGGCCACGCGCGGCGATGGTATTCACCCCAGCAAAACGGTCAGCAGCAGACATAACTCACCCCCGGGTGGAATTTCAGATAGAAAGAGTTGGAATCTCTCCACCTGAGACTGGACCCATCGGGAGCGTGTTATCCGATCTCTGATTATCCGATGCCAAGGGCGAGTATGAAGTAGGTGACCGTGCTGGCGCCCGGGTTGTTGATTTTCAGGTTCTTGTGAGTACTGTCCACGGCGTAGCCGCTGGCGTCGGGCTTGGGCCATCGGGCGTAATAAAAACAATCTTCGGTCGAACCAGCAGACAATTTGCCCTGAAAGGAGTTGCTGGCGGCGTTGCCGACGACGACTTTCTTGGTGCCATCGGGGGTAATAACAGCGACGATCAGCTCCTTGATCCCCGTGAAGACGACCGCGTTGCCTTCGTGATCGGTCAGCCCCGATGTCAGGTCCCAGGTGTCGGAGGATCCCGCCGTCAGGTCCTTGGTCTTGAACCAGCATTTATTGATCTGGCCAGCGCCCATACCGTTGGTGTAGCTCTGGGACATGACAGGAATGGACCCGATCCCCGTCGTGAGCGTGTTGACCCCAGCGGCACCGGTCATTTTGGCGGAAAAGGTCTGGGCGATCTGGGCTTCGAGTGTCATGGCTGGATCCGTGTTAGAACTTGTTGGTGATCAGGTAGATAACATCGCCGTTTGTTTTGGCCGATAACTGGTAGTTCGTAAAAGTGGCATCCATCTTAGTATTGGCAATCGGTGTCACTAGGACTTGCTGATCAGCTCCAGAGTTCGCAAGGAGACCGATGATGTCCGGGAACCAGAAGTAGAGATCTTTGGTAGTTCCACCTGAGGTTTTCCAGGAATAAGGAGTCGAGGTTACCCCCCAGATCGCACCAGACATCGACTTGTATTTTACCGTTGCTAAAAATGGGCTGACCAGGTGTTTGACCGGATAGCTGGAATGGTAAGAAGTGGAGTTGATATCGACATTGGTTTTGATGGGCATGGTACCACCACCGTATTTGGCGACAGTGGTGTACTGGCTGGAGACGAATTTGCCGAGAATTTTGGGAAGAGCAAGTCCCATTGATGACAAGTAGAAAGATGCAGCCGTGGCCCCTTCATAGTAGTCAGTTGATGAAGTAGAAAGGAAAGCCGTATTGCTGGTGGAGTAAACCGGCAATGGATCGTGTGGACTTCCATCAATGAAGTAAGGGGTGATGTCCGCATCAGGCGCATTGAGCCGGCTGGGATCAAGCCAATAATCTTCACCAGGTGACGCCATGTTTCCCAGATCTGGAATGGTGCCTGACTTCGGATGAAGCTGACTTTCCAGTCTGGTGAAAAGCAATCCTTTTTGAGTGTAGGTTGATCCGTAATAAGCAGCATCAAAAGTGACATCGACCCATTTCCAGGGCAGGACATATTCGAGAGTTGGGGTCGAGGTGGACGGTTGGGACTGGACCAGGTGCAGACCCAGGGTCGTCCCGCTTTGCTCAAAGGCCCCGTTGAAAGTCCCCCGATAGACCTTGTCCTCTTCGAGCGGTCCGGCGTTTGGGTCCTTGATGTAGCATTCGGTGGTCGTGTCGTAGACGGTCCCATCTTCCAGGACATAAACGATCGTTCCGGTCAGCGCCTCCGTGCCGTCGTAACCACCAGGAAGGCTCGCCGGCGTTTTAACCCAGGCCTGGTTGGATGCGTTGAGCCCTCCGTTTTCCAGGGAGGTCTCGCGATTGCGGCCTTGCTCGAATTCACGGACGGTCCGGGAGATCCGGCGCGCGGCATCAAAATCAAAAAGAACGCCAGACATCAGGAGAACATCCCAGCCATGTTGAACAGGTTTTCCGGATGGAAGCGCAGCCAGTGCAGAAGCGACCCGTCCGGGAAATCGATCTCGTATCCGTCTGCGTCAAGGAACCGGTAGTCGCTGACCAGGCAGCCCGAATCATCGGTAATTGGAATCACCTTGGCCGATGGTCCTGTCCCGACCTTGGCCCGCTTGCCGACATTGGGGACCTCGTAAATCCAACCAAGGTATTCGCTGAAGTCCCAGGTCCAATAGGGACCACTCAGAATGTTGAAGTTATGGCGGTAGTAAGAGATGGCATTTTCAAAAATTCGGCTGATCTGTAAATGGTCAAATTTCAAGGTTTCGACCCCCCAGGTGATGGTCGATCCTGGCAGAGTTACCGCAGAGGTGTTGACCGCTCCGACTGCCCTGTAAAGATTTTCCATCGGGAGAATGAAGTTTTTACCCAGTGTGTATTTGACGACTGGCGCCTTGATCTTTTTGGGAGGTAGAAGCATATCCCCCAGCGTGTTGCAATAGACCAGGCCGTTGCGGTCGCAGTAGGTCGCCACCTCATAGGTCGAGCAGTCGGAGCTGAAGTCCCAGGGGCGCAAAAGGGGATTGTCGATTCGCTCTGTCGGCGGTATCCCCTGCTGCTGCTGGGCCACCTGGTTGGCAGCCGGCCCGCTGACAGGCGCGAAACTGCCACCGCCGCCGCCGCCCGTGTCCGGGTTGGTGGCGTAATTGACCTTGATCTTGAAAAGCTTGTTGGGAATTTTGCTCTTGGTTTCCTCGTCGCAGCTCACCCCCTTGCAGTAGGCGTAAGAGCAAGAGGGATGGGCCGTGCCCTTAACGATTCCTTTGACATCGGAGAATTTGGCCGACGCCAAAAACTCATCCATGGTCGGATCGTCCGTGACCAGCGTGTAACTATGGGTCTGGACGCGACCTGCGCCGTCGAAGTTATCCGTGCGATCCTTGGGGCCGTCAATCGAATAGGTGTAAATGGGCATGGTTTAACCTGGGATTCCCCCAATGGCAAAGCCCTGAGCCTGAGGCATCTTCAAGACACTGATCATCGAATCCAGTTTTTGATTGGTCAGCTTCTGTTGTTCGCCATAGGCCTTCATGGCGTCGAGCTGCTGCTGCTTGAAGTCCTGTTCCGGCAGGTTTTGAGCCCGGTAGATCGCCGAGATTAAGTCGTCCGAGTTGCCTTCAAGCGCCTTGGATTCGCGGGCCTGGGCCTGCATCGCGATAAAAGGCTGAATTGCGCCAAGTACGCTTTGGGCCCTCGCTCGATCCGCAGCATCTCTGGCCGCGTTGGCCTGGCCGCGAACCGCCGCTCCTCCTTGGTTTTCAAGTATGCGGATCTGATCCAGGCTTTGGGCGTAAGTCGTTTGCGCCTGGGCAATCTGATCAGATCCGTTGCGGAATCCTGCCGCCATGTCTTCGAGAGATTTGCGGGCTTCGGCCTGGGCTTTTTTGCTGGGTTCCAACTCCATGTTCTTGATGCCAAACATTTCGTTAAGCATCCGGTCATAGTTCAGATTTTCACGAATCCCTTTAAAGAATCCGCCAACATCTTTATCGATATCAATTCGGCCAATCTTGTTTCCTTGGCGGTCCCGTAGGCCCGCATCACTTAGCCCCTGGTGAAGCGATTTGTAAAACGCCGAATCGGAGAATGGGTGCATAAGCGCGTTGTAAATGTAGATCAACTGCTCGTAAGCATCCAGCGAACTGTTGTAAATCTGGGAAAGAAACTCCACCATCTGTTGACTCAGATCGATGGCAACATCCTGCCCCGCCATGAACATTTCTTCCATGTTGTCGCTGCCGGAGCTAGCCTGGTCGAGGGACCCAAAGACGCTTTCGATGATTCGGCTGACTCCGTCCATGGCACCACGGGCCGCCTCGATCCATCCTTTAAAATTGAAGGTCTTATCGAGAGCGTTGAGGATATTGGAGAACATCGACTCGACGCCAACTTCGAAGCGCTGAAGGGTTCCACTCCACCCCTTGTCATTAAGCGCTGATTTCCCGCCTTCCCAGACAGCCTGGTTGTTATTCGCCTCCCAGTTCATCATGGACCGAATCGGGGCGCCGAGAAGCCGTTGGGCCTTACCGGCTAGTTCCAGGGTCTGGTTGAGCGGGAGCGCGGCTTTGGATAACGTTTCGGGGATATTCGCCAACTTGGAGATGCCCGTACCAGCGATACCGACACCGTATTTTGCACCAGACCAAAGACCGCCAGCGGCAACTTTCAGAGAGGGAACCAGGGCCGCTCCAGCCCCGCCGACCAGGGCACTCAAACCGGAACCACGGGCGAAGACTCCAACGCCTTTCACCGAACCCGTTGCAAAACCTTCCAGGCCTCGACCGATGGCGGACGATCTCACCCGATTGGCAACGGCGGTGATCTGGGCCCAGAAGGCGCCGAAGTCGTTGATCAAGTCCTTGCCGGTCTGGGACTCGGAGAACTTGGTTTTGACTTCGGCGAATCGGGTTTGAATCTCCTTGCCGTAGTGGGCGGCCAGGTCCTTGACGGTGTTTTTGAGGTTGTAGTCGCCGGGCTTGAGGCGGTCGGCGAATGCCGTCACGAACTTGGCCTTGGCCAGCTCGGCTGCAGACATCTTGATCCCGGCGACCGTCTGGGCGACGGAGGCCTTGGCATCCGCCAGACCGCGTTTCAGCGGGTTGGCGTCGAGGCCAATACCGACGACCGGAAAGGCGACTGTCTTTCCCAAGGGATTGAAGCCTCAAAAGGAACGGAATGGATCTAAGGGACAGAGACGGGGGCATTGTCCGGTGTGAGCAGGTCAGCTCACCAGGTCGATGAAGTTGGCGCTGGAGCGTGCCCACTCTTCATCGGCTTCGGCTTCGAGTTGTTCGCGGGTTTTGGGCGGATCGATGTCCCATCGGGGAATAAGATCCTTGAGCGGAGGCGGCGGGTTTTCCTTGGTGGACCATTGCCCGATGAGCGTATGGCGCAGCAGGCCAAAAAGGAAGTCGAGGCGATAGACGCCCCATGGCTCGCGGTCGCGCAGGATGACCCACTTTTCAAATTCTTCCTGCGGTAGATCTCGCTCGAGCTCGCCGACCGTCTTAAATCCCAGGTGAGCGACCAAATGAAGCTTGATCCGCTCCCTGGGGTCATCTAGTTTTTTGCGATGTCCTCGCGCTTGGCGAAGCCACACCGGGTCAGGATCTGGTGGAACAGCTCGGTCAGGGTCGGCGCTTCGAGCTCATCCAGGTCGGCGACGGTCGCGTCCGATGGCGATCCATCCGGATTGACCAGGCGAGTTATGACCAACTTCTTGATCGAATCGAAGCCGTTTTCGTCGGTCTTCACCCGGTCGAGCTCGGCGCCCAGATCTTCGAACTCTTTGACGGTCCATGGGGTGACATGGACATCGCCCTCGATCCCGGAAATGGGGTCGAGCTTGATCGTGGAACGGCCCAATTTACGGCGAAATGGCAGCGGCATGTTGCAGGATCCTGACTGGACAAAACGAAAACATAAGGGACCAAAGGGACGATCTCGGCGGTATGACCCATAGTCCAGGATGGGTGTCGGCCCTTTGGCCCCTGGCTTGGGATTAAACGGGCGCGGGTGTCCCGTCTTCGACCTTTTCGAGGTGGCCGATCGAGCAGAGATTTTCCCCTAGCTTGGCCAGGAGCTTGACGGGGATGGGGCAAGCGGGGTCTTTGGAATCGAGGATCTGATCTTTGACCAGCTCGGCATTGCCGGTGACGAAATCGCGTAAGACTTTAAACTTCATGGTCTGGACCTCAGGAAAAGAGAAAAAGGAAGATTTGCGGGAACCGGTATTGATCCGGTTTCAGTCCGGTTATGAGCCGGGGCGAGATGCCTACCTCCCTCCCGCGATGTCTGGCGATTAGCTGACGGTGACCTCATCGGTGGCGATGGTGATTTCGAGTGTTTGCGGTTCGGCGTTGCCCGCGTCGGTGACATCGGATTCCATGATCTTGGCGATCTGACCGGTGATCGTGACGGTCTTGTTGGTCGAGGTCGTGTTGGCGATGTCCTTGGGCATCACCAAGGCGGTCGAGCAGGTGTAGTTATTGTTGAAAACCGTCTGAAGCGCGGTGAATTCGGATTTGAAATAAAGGACCGTAATCACCAGAAGTTCAAACTTTTTCTCACCGCAGATGCGTCGCATCTGGTCGAGGGTCATGGAAGTGAACTCGATCACCTCCCGTTCCCAGGTCAAGCCCTTGATCGATTTGGGGTGGGCCGGGGTGATGGCGGAGCCGGTCGACGGGGTGATGGTGGCCGTCGTCGCTCTCGTTCTTGTGACATTGATTGCGGACATGGCACCCCCGGATGGGGGCTAGCTGAGTATCAGGGCCCCCGAAATGGTCGTTTTGAAACGGGTCAGCGTCGTCCCGCTGCCGTCGCTCAGGTCCTCCGTCTGTTCGAGGAACTCCCCCAGCTCCAATTGGGAGACTTTGGTCCCGTCCTGCGTGATGGCTTCGTTCCAGTGGGCCATGATCCGGTCTTCAATTGCCCCATGAGCCGCCTGGGCCTGGGTCGGATTGACCCCCACAAATTCGAGCGAAAGCGTCACATCCCGATGATTGAGCGCCCCAGAGCAGGAGGTGGGCCGGTCGGATCGCTGGACCGTGTAGATCGCGGCGGGGTCATCCAGGGCGACATCGGGAGGAACGACATTGAGCCAGATTCCGCCAGGCAGGGCGGCTGCGACGGCGGTGTCCGCGATCAAAAATCCTCGGACAGCGGTGCCAAATTCGATGCTCATGGGACGGGGTTCCTTTGTTCCATTTCCTTGAGTGCCTTTTCAAATTCGGTCTGCATGGTCGTCATCGCCGCGGCGACCGAATCGTCCCGGCTGGACCGGGCCGCTTTTTGCAGATAGAAGCGACCCTCGACGGTGGTCTTTTTGGCCGACTGGTAGCGGGCGATGTAGGCAGAGCGCAGAGCAAAGCGTTTTGCCCCGGTCTGCTGAAAAAAGAGACGGTCGGTTTTTTCTTCGAGGAGGCGCCTCATTCCCAGTTTTGAGGCGTTTTCGATCTTCTGGTGACGGGCGATGGTGCGCAGTGCCCAGACGACATCCTGATTGGTCTTGCGCCCACGCTGGCCGGCGACCCGGCCCACGGCGATAAAACCCTGGTTGACCAGGTGGATATAAGAAGAGGGCTTGGCGTAGATCGTCTGCTTGCCGCGCCTGGCTGGAACTTGAAGATCTGCGTCCGTGCCGATCACGGCATAAGAATAAAGCCCGCTTTTGGCCGTGCGAAAATAAACCCGTTGCGCTGCCGTCAGCGCTCCAGTCTCGCCGTATTCAAATGACTGGAACCGTTTTTGAGACTTATTTAACCTGCCATAATGCTTCTTGAGCTCGGCCCGCAGATAGCGTAACCCGACCCGGCCAGCCGCCAGGATCGCCTTTTTGTAGATCGCGAAACCTTTGGTGATCCCCAGATCCGTGATCACTCGCTCCAAAACGATATCGATGATCGGGATTGAAACCTCGAACGCATCGCCGGACTTGGTGACTTGGAAGTTGGCCTGGGGAACTTGCTTTTTGGCCATAAAGTCGGCCTACGCTTTCGGCTTGATTTCCAGGCAGGCCAGCCTGGTTTCAATGCGGCGGCCATCGGGGTTGGTGACACCCAGGATATTGAGGATCCGGCCCTTGCGGGTGAGGCGGTGCTGGGAAGTGATCCGGTCATAGAATCGCATTTCGACCAGGTGGGAACACTTTTCATGGAGTCCCATGGCCAGACCGATCTCGGCGGAAGTGACCTCGGTCGAGGCGGCCCAGACGCTGCGGTAGGTCGCCCAGGTCTGGACCTGTTGACCCTTGACGATGGTGGTCCCGGTGACCTCCTGCAAGGCCCAGCGCTCAATGTACTTCTTGGCGTATTGCGCTTCCTTAGCCATTGGGCCCGCGCCTCCGGATCCGGGAAGTCCGGCAAAAACTGTTGACCGCTTCGGGGACGGTGACGACATCGCCGGGGTTGTCGTTGCGCCAGGAGATGTAAGTCCGGATCCCGTCCAAAAACCGCTGGGGCAATCGATTCGAGGCGAACCCCGCCGTGAAAATGATCTCGATCGCGTCTTGCCGGGGCGGACTGATCTGAAGATTGGAAAAGAAAGATCCCCCCGATGGCGGGGCGATGAAAGGATCGTTGCCGACCATCCAGGGCTGGTAGTCGGTATTGACCGTCAAGGTGCGCTGATTGCCATCGGTGCCGTAGAACTTGACGCTGGTGATCGCCGTGACCGGGGCCTTGCGCAGGTAGATCCGGCCATCGACCGAAGGCCTTGGGCAAAGGATCCGAAAAGTCGTCGGCGAGAAAACAAAACCGCTCAGTTTTTCGCAGTAATCGCGCGCGCTTTTTTCGTAATCCAGCAGGCTGGCATCCCGCGCGATAACGGCTGGATCGGACGGGTCGTCATCCGTCAATTCGATCCGGCAGAGGGTTTTGATCTGCGTGATGGAAAGGACCGCCGCCCCCGGCGCCGCGTAAGTCTCGTCAAAGACAAACTCGGGCTCGTCCGTTGGATTCGGATACCCGTAAGGGTAATAGGGGGCGTAAGGGTCCATAGTTGCTTGTTACCTTTTTTCCTTGCGGTCATTGGCCCGCTTTTCGGGGACTTCGGGTTCGCCGCTGACGGGCGTGGCCAGCCCGTTGTCGATGTAACGCCTGAGCTCGACTTCGTTCAATGGGCATCCGGGCGCATCGGTGTCGATCGTGGATCCAGAAGGGAATCCAGCCGCGGTAGTCATCAGGCTCGTTTTCAGAATCGCTTTCATCGTTTGGACTCATTGGTAATGGAACCGAAACAAAAACAAGGCAGGCAATCGAGTTCCCTGGTTACAAGCCGGGGGATGCCTGCCTTGAATCAGAGACCATGGCGGGTCGGATTATGCCATCGTCAATTTCTGGATGGCGTAAGGGTCAACCACCCGGCCATCGGAGGACAGAATCGCCTTGAAGGCCACCTGCTCAGAGTCCCAGGCGTATTCTTCGGAGCGCGAGAGTACTAAAGACCCGACATCGCGGATCGAATAGCCCAGGCGGAAATCGCCGTAAAGAACCGCGACAACCCCAGTGGACAGGGCGGAAACCATCGACTGGTTCAACATCCAGGGTTTGCCCAAGAGCAAAGGCGGATTGCCTTCGCTGATCTTGTGGAAAAGCGGTTCGCCCGTAGTAGTTTCCATGAGCTGGAGCGCTTCCAGGACGCACAGGGGAAATTGCCACATGGCATTTTGCTGGTATTCCTGATCGAGGCTGTTTTGCAGCTTGATCAAATCCCGACGGACCAGGGCGGCCTGAGCCAGGGCGGTTGCCCCAGCGGTCGCGCTGGTGACGACTCCTTCGGGCTCGCCGGTACCGGAACCGTTGGTGAACTTGTCCGCCTGGTTGCGGGCAATGCGCCGTGGTAACAGTTGGCCGAGTCGATTTTCCAGGGCGAAGATCGAGTCACGAATCAGCCGATTGGAGACCAGGACGATATCCGAGGCAAACTCGAAACAGTCATAGGACCGTTGCCCGATGGCGACATCGGTTTTGCTGCCAGCCATGGTTTCGCTTGCCCGAACCCGACCTTTATTGGCCGAATCGTCAATCGTCGGGAAAGGCATCAGCTGACCGGTTTCGGTCGTGAACTGATCCGCAACGGTGCGAATCGGGGCAATAGCGACCAGGCGCTCGACCACCTTGTCAATCAGGGTTGTTGGAACCGCCTTGGAACCCAGGGTGGACGACGCGACGGTCATCACCCGGTTTTCCTTTTGACGGTAGTTGTCGAATTGCTCCTGGCTGATCGGGATCTCGAAGGTTTTCCCGCGCAGATCGATCCCCAGAACTTCGGCAGCTTCATCGTGCTGGCGCTGCTGATCTTTGGTGAACATGTTCCGGCGTTCGGCGCCAGCCCAGCCCTGCATCGCGTTGCGGCGCAATTCCAGATCGGTTTTGTTGCCGTAGGTGTGCATGTAGTTGATCGAGGCTGCGCCGGCGGGAATCGGCTGACTGGCCCGATGATTATTACCGCCCTGTCCCTGGGCGTTCTGCATGGGTGGCTGCTGGTGATTGCCCTGCCCCTGGCCGCCATTGGCGGACCGCTGCTGGGCGGGATTGTGTCCGACAAAGGACTTTTCCAGGCCAGCGATGAAATCCTCATAAGACCGGGATTGCTTGCCACCCTGGGGCAGGCTGTTACTTCCAGCATCTGCGCTGGCATCGCCTTGAATGGCGGTTTCACAAGCGGTGATGCGGTTATTGAAATCCTGCATCTGGGTTTCAATCGCGGTAACCCGGGACTCTTCTTCGGGAGTCCAGGTTCGCTTTTCGGCTTTCAGGCGATCACCCATCGCCCTGGCCTCATTGAGCAGGTTGAGCTTTTGCGAGCGCAACCAGACCAGCTCTTCGCCACGATTTTTGAAATTGGGAACCTGGGGAGCATTCTGCCCGCCCTGGCCGTTGCCCTGGCCGCCCGGGGGCGTTCCCCCACCGTTGGCGCTGCGAAACTCCGGACCACCAGCGAAAGCGCTCGCGGCAAAATCCGGAGGCGAAAATACGAGATCCTTGAGAGACATGAGTCCTCCGAAAAAAGCGGGCGCACCATTTGGCCCTGGTTTTCCCTTGCCTTGTGGCGAAGGGGTCTTGCATCATGCCGAGAGTTGGAGCAGCCGGAACCTTTGTTCCATTGCCAGCCACGGCGCAGATTTATCTCGTTTAAAGGAGTCGAATTCGGCCTTGGCCGTGCGAAGATCGCTTTCGGTATCCAGGTAGGCCGGATTGCCCAGAACGCTGACCTCAAATAGCTGGCAGGCCTTGATTTTGCGCAGGACCGTCCCATCGGGGAGTTCGGACCACTCCGCCCCGCCCGCATAGCAGCGAAACGAAAATGAGCAGCCGCGCATGTACTTTTCGGAGATCAGCGTCCGGACCGCTTCGGCGTAGTAGACATTGGGGGTGACCGCCTCGAAATAGAGGCCTTTGGCGTCCTGTCTCAATGTCAGGGTGCTATTGGAAACCAGAGACCCGAGAATGTACCGGGAGATATGGTCCCAGAGGGCGTGTTTTTCCAGGCCATCGAGAAGGGTCTGCGTGAAACAGCCGGCTTCGAGTTCTTCGACAAAACCGCCGAGATCCTGGGAACGCTTGCCAAAGACCGCAGCGTAGCCAAACACGGTCCGGCCATCCCGCAAAGCGGGGACCGCGGAAGGATCGCCGTAAGTCGGATTGGATCCATTCCCGATGATGCCGGTGGAGCGCTTTTCCTTGGGTGGCAGCGGAAGCAAAGCGGCGGGCATTTGTCAGGCTCCTGGTTTGGTTGGGTTGGGCTGCGCCGGGTTTTGCGATCCAGGTTTGACATCGCCAAAGATGGACTTGATCTGGACATCGTCAAGCAGCGGGAAAGCCGCCTTGAGGATCGCCACGCCAGCCGACAGTGGAAGCAACCCCTGGATGACGCTGGTCACGATCCCAATCAGAGAATCGATCTGAGCGCCGTTTAGTCCAGTTGCCGCGACATCCGCAGCCGCTCCGGTATTGCCAGGGGCCGGTGTTGGCGGGTTGGGATCATTGGCGACCTGGTCAATGGGCGTTTCACCCGGCGCCGCGTTGGGGTCGAGGTTGACGACGGCGGAGCTGCTGGGCGGGGCCGATCCGGCGTTGGTGTCGATTCCCAGGGTTGACATGTTCATCGGGCGCATGGCCTTGTTGCCACCCGGGACATCTTTACGCCACTTCATGCGGCGCCATTCGTTGGGGATCAGCGCGCCCCAGTTGCATTCAAGTGCGCAGATCCTGGCCCAGGTCAGGGCATCGGTTTTAAGCAGCGGATCGAGATCGGCGACGGCGCAGAAGGCGCCAAGCTCATCGGGGGTCATCAGCTTGCAGTGGATCTGCTCAACCAGTTGATCAAGGATTGGACCGACAGCGACCGAAAGGAGCCTCATTCCCTCTTGTTCGGCTGTCGAATAGCTCGAACCGGGCACCATGAGAAACGACGGAGGAACCCCCGTGATCCGGGAGACTTCGAGGATCCCGGCATCGCGGGAGGCAACAAGCTGGGCCTTTTCCGGATCGCTGGTGATTTGGGTGAATGTCGCCCCATCTTCGCCAACCAGGACGCCGAATTGATCATCGCCATCCAGCCCGCGAAATTTGCGGATCGACTTCTGGACATTTTCGCGGGCATCATCATCCAGGGGGCCGGGATGACTCATGAACCCGGCAGCGGAGAATCCCTTTTCGAAATAATCGCAGGCGTAATCCTCAGTGGAGATAATCAGATCGAAGCTGCGCTGGTGTTGCCGGATCGGATCGATCCCGCGCCTTCCGTCGCAGGTATCCCCCATCAGATGAATGACATCGCGGGCCCAGTAAGGCCTGGGATCCTTGCCAGGTTCCTTGTACACAAAAATTGGATCGCCGGTCGTCTTGTCGTTGTCACATTCCACCCAATCGGGGAACATGATCGTCAGATTGAAATTCCCGTCTGGCAGTCGCTTGATCGAGGCAAAGGCATTGCCGCGGTGCCGGTAGTGGAAAATCATCGTTGACCAGAACTGATGCCGGTCGAGGTCAAGCGAAGGACGCTGGAGCATTCGCCAGATCGGATGCCATTTGGCTTCAGTTGGACCGCCCAGGCCTTCTTTGTAAAACCGGATGCGGCACTGGGCAAAGCTGCGCGAAAGGACCCGTAACGCTTGCGCGTAAGCGGGGACGGTCAGGGCCTCGTTGGGTGTGATGTAACGGCGAAACCTGCGGGTGCCTTTGCGTGGAGGCAATCCAAACACCCGCCGCCAATCGACGGTGGTATCGCTCATCAAGTAGGTCGCGGACCGTTTCGCGGCGGTGTTGACCCAGGACGCGACAGCCTGACCAGCTCCGACAAGGGCGGAGATCGGGACGGAAACGGCACGAAGAAAGCGATTGCTGGCCATAGTTGACACAGACAATGCCAGCCAGATCTGTGCGATTTATCCCATCAGCATTTCCCGGTTGGAATAGACGGAGGTTTTGGGGCCGTGTTTGCCCTGCTCGGCCATGGCGACCGCCATGATCGAGGCCATCAAGGGGTCGATCTTGCCGGTGCTGTGTCGCTTGGATGGCTTGAACCCGCCGGCGGGTCCTTTTTCCATGCGCACATTTTCCATGCACCAACTCAGGATTGGGTTGTTGTAATGCTTGAGCTTGCCTGAGTAGACGACCGCCTCGAAGTCCTTGACGGCGGGAGATATGGTTTTTTCCCCCTGCCGAAAATCAACGATCTTGAACCCGGATTTGGTCAGCGCCTGGGCGGGCGATTCGAGGCCCCATGGATCGAAGGCGACTGCTTTAAGTTTGTACTGGGTCTTGATCTGCTTGAGGTCCGCCAGCAGCAGCTCGTAATCGATCACCGGGCCAGGGTGGACCGTGAGCCAGCCGAGATCCCGCCACAGTCGGAACCGGTCCCGGTTGGCCGTCTCGCGGACCTCGAAGGCGTCTTCGGGGATCCAGGCGTAGACATCCAGATGGATTTTTTTTTCAAAGGGGATCGCGGCGGCAAAGCCAGTCAGGTCGAGGTGGGACGAAAGGTCCATGCCACCGTAAGCGACCAGCCCACGACCGACCAGGGGCCGCTCTACGCGCATAGCGCCCATACCTCTGTCGAGATCCATTTGGTGGCCGCGTTGGCCCACTCGTTGAGATGGAGCTGGCGGTACGAGGCCTCATTGAGCGGGTTGAGTCGGGCCTTGGCGATCAGGCTTTCCCAGGCCTTCTTGCGAATCGCTTTGCCGTAGGAAGGATTGCAGGATGCGAAAGCTTCTTCGGAATCCCAGGCAAGATTGACGGTATCGCAGGCCCAGATTTTCCCGTAAAAGGTTGGATCCAAATCGGGGCGAAGCATAGCCCGCGCGGCCCGTTCGTGAAGCTCCCAGCACAAGCTTGTCTTGTCGTGGCCCGCTGTCGTGATCGCAAAGACCAGGCCCTGATCCCTGGCCATGATGCCCGGTGTGATCGTGTCCCAGAGTTCGCGGTGTGGCTGGGCGTGGACCTCGTCAAAGATGATCCCGCTGTAGGACGGCCCGTGTTTGGTGAAGGCTTCAGCGCTGATCGCTTCGTAGACCCCGCCATGAGGGCCAAGAATCTTGTCGCGATACGGTATACACAGGCTCGAAAGAATCTCAGATCGCTCGACCATTTTCTTGGCCGCCCCAAAAACGATCTTGGCCTGGTCCTTATCCGCCGCCGCGCTGACGACATGGGCGTCCTGTTCGCCATCCCCGCACAGCATGAGCAAAGCGATCCAGGCCCCGATCAGGGATTTACCGTTCTTTTTTGGGATCTCGATGTAGGCCGTGGAATAACGGCGCAGGCCTGACCTGTCCAGCGTCCCGAAAATCGGGTAAAGGATCGACTCGCGCTGCCAGTCGTAGGGCTTGTATCCAAGACATTCCTCGATCCACAGGCATGAGTTCTGGGCCTTCTCCCAGCCCATCTTCCCGTAGAGCTTGGCCCCGTTAAGCGGTTTCAGTTTTGCCATTGTTACGGAGCTCGAACATTTGCAGGACGCGGGACCGGCGCCGGTCCTTGGCGTTTGGCTTGGCCTTCTTCGCGGCAGGGTCCGCAGGCAAAGGAGACTGGACCGGCTTCTCGGCGGATGCCACCCGGGCGGATGATCTGGACCGGCTGGTCAGCAGCAGTTGAGCCAGGGACGACTGGATCGAGTCCTCCAGGGACTGGAGCGCCCGCCAGGCCGGGTGAACGACCGCCCCGCCTCCGTTGCCAGCAGAAACCATAATTTCCTGGTTCCCTTCGATCAGCTCAGCCAGGCGGTCCGCCCGGGCGATCTTGCGGGCCAGGTGGATCAGCAACTCGGTCTCGCAGACGCTGAACTTGGGGGCCTTACTGCAAAGTTCCCAAAGCTCCCGGTAAACCTCCCGTTCCCGTTCCACCTTGAGTCTGGCAGGCGGATCCATCGGGGGAAGAACCACTTTTTCAGGCGGCGCAGGTTTTCGCCCGGATTTTGATGCGGTCATTGGCTGGCCCTTCTGCCAATCTATCAGTCGAAAGCAATCTAGGCTGGCAACGAAATGATGCCCCCCTGCCCAAAACTGACACAAATTTGTGCGTCGGGC